GTTTCCGGATATAATTCGGCAGGAAATTCAACTACATCTGCCGACGGATCAATAGCCACAACGTTAACATCTGATTGGAAACGTGTCTGGATTGTATGGAAAACCGGGACAATAACCGAAGTAAAAAATGTATTGGTCTGTAGAATTCTTAATGGCAACGAAGCGTATGTCTGTGGAGTAAAGTTTGAAATTGGCAACAAGGCTACCGATTGGACACCCGCCCCCGAAGATGTGGACGCAAGCATCGCTCTTCGCCCGACAACAACCGAAATAAAAGCCGGGATTAGTATCACATCGGGCGGCATATCCGTGTTCGGCCAGGCACTCAGCCTTGCCGGAATGGTAACTTTCAGCTCGTTGGACAGCGATTCACAAGGGCGAATAACTACCGCTCAGTCAACGGCGAGTAGTGCGGCTTCTGCCGCTAACACGGCACAGAGTACGGCTAATGCTGCAACCTCAACGGCAAACAGTGCTTTGTCTAGTGCCGATACAGCCAATAGCGGATTAAGCACATTAAAAAACTCTTTGGGTGGTTTGGCTTATGAAAGTGCCGTTTCGTTGGCCAAGCTTGACAGTACGATAGTTGAAGGCGGTTATATCAAAACATCTCTGATTGATGCGGACGCTATGATAACCACATCGCTTTTAGCCACTAAGATAGCCGCCACGGATATTTCGACTAGTAGACTTACAGTGGAAAATGGTGCCAGGATAGGAGATTTGTACGTCTATAATGGATTATTGTCGAATATCAGCAGTACTACAATACCGTTATCCGGAGCATATACATCCATAGGTCCTAATATGCTTCGATGTTCATATACCGATAGCTATTATACTAGTGGAGGTATTAAATACCCTTATTACAGAGGCTTATTCGTTGATCCTAATTCTACCTCAATACTTGTAAATATAGTAAATAATTTCGATACTACTCCGTGTTTAACAGTAACAACTAAAACGGCAGGTGCGGCAATAGTCGCAACCGGGAACTCAACGTTTACCGCAAGGACAGGAGAACTGATTGAATTTGTCGGTAATACGAAAATAGGTGGAGCAAGTTCAGGCATATTGCGTGTTTCAAGCAGTATCACGCTAACAAATGATTATACTACCATTATTGGTATCAGTTCTTCGGTAGATGTAACACTTACGTTGCCGTCGAATCCGACACTTGGGAAGTATTATTTTGTAAGAAAAACAGGTTCGAATAACATATATATTGCATCCTCCTCCACTAACATTTTGAGCGGCGGAGACTATGGGACGGGGTATGTCTCAAGTGTAAAAGTCGATTATGGGAAGCTGTATTTTATCATATGGGACGGCTATCACTGGTTTGGAAGTTATATGAATTAATTTAAAAGGAAATGAAGAAGATTGATTTTAGAAAGATTGAAGTAAAGAATATCGAGGGAAAGAAAAGTGCCCTTGATTTGAGCAAAGAACTAGGCAATGCGATCTATCAAAAGACTGCCGATCTGGGCGAGTTGGAACTGGCCCGCAGTATCTATAAAGATGGTGAGATTGAAGTCGATGCGGGACATGCGGCTATCCTTAACAAATACATCCGTGAGGGCTTTCTTGCTTTCGTACAAGAGGCAGTTTGCCCGATACTCGATGAAATTATTAATCCTAAAAAATAAAAATCATGTTTACAGAAGAATCAAGAACGATCTCAGTAGCGGGTTCAACCGAAAGCGGAGATTACAAGTACAAGGTTAACTATAACCTTTCAGGGAATAGTCTCACTAGTTTGCATTGCAACGTGTATAAGAAGACAAGTGAAGAAGTTACGACTTCTACGGGAACACAGACAGTGGAGAAAGAAGAGTATACGGGCCTTATGTTTCAGGAATCAGGGAACAAACAGTTCTCTTTTCCGCAAGATACGGACATCACCCCGCATGTTACTGTGTTTGAGACGATACTTGCAGAAGTGAAAGCGGGATTGGCAAATGACAATACAACGCTTGAGTAGAAGCGGTGCTAATTCGTTGCAAATGTATGTGCAGACAGTTTATTGGCTGCCTGCATTTATTTCATTATTAGAGTTGGTTTGATATTTAGGATTTATTCTACCTTCTATTTTTGTGAAATCAATTTGTGACATATCAACTCCCTCAAAGATTGTTTTTTCTGATAACTTAGCATTTGAAAAATGAGCTGCGAATAAATTAGCATTAGAAAAATCAGCACTTGATAAATCAGCATTAGAAAAATCAACACTTGGTAAATTTGCACCTATAAACTTAGCGCTTGATAACTTAGTATTTGAAAAATGAGCTGCGAATAAATTAGTATTAGAAAAATCAGCACTTGCTAAATCAGCATTAGAAAAATCAACACTTGGTAAATAGGCACCTATAAACTTAGCACTTGATAACTTAGCACTTAAAAAATGAGCTGCGAATAACTTAGCATTAGAAAAATCAGCACTTGGTAAATCTGCATCTATAAACTTAGCACTTGGTAAATCTGCACCTATAAACTTAGCACTTGATAAATCAGCATTAGAAAAATCAACACTTGGTAAATTTGCACCTATAAACTTAGCACTTGATAACTTAGCATTTGAAAAATCAGCTGCGAATAACTTAGCATTAGAAAAATCAGCACTTGCTAAATCAGCATTAGAAAAATCAACACTTGGTAAATTTGCACCTATAAACTTAGCACTTGATAACTTAGCATTTGAAAAATGAGCTGCGAATAAATTAGCATTAGAAAAATCAACACTTGGTAAATCGGCACTTGATAAATCTGCACCTATAAACTTATCTCTTGATAAATCTGCACCTATAAACTTAGCACTTGGTAAATCTGCACCTATAAATTTAGCACTTGATAACCTAGCATTTGAAAAATCAGCTGCGAATAACTTAGCATTAGAAAAATCAACACTTGATAAATCAGCATTAGAAAAATCAACACTTGGTAAATTTACATCTATAAACTTAGCACCTATAAACTTAGCACCTATAAACTTAGCACTTGATAAATCAGCACTTGATAAATCAGCATTAGATAAATCAGCATTAGATAAATCAGCATTAGATAAATCAGCATTAGATAAATCAGCATTAGATAAATCAGCATTAGATAAATCAGCATTAGATAAATGAGCTCCAATTAAACAACTAAATGCTAAATTTGCTGTTAATCCATCAAATATAAGATTGCTTTGATCGTTTCTAAATAATAAATCCAATATGCTTTGTATTTCATTTGATGGGCGTTCATTATTGTTTTTCTTGTATTCTTTCGTGATAGTGATGGTACGAACATGAGAGCAAAGAATCTCAAAAACAGGCTTTGCGAATTCTTTCGGATAATCTTTTGCAAGAGAAAATAAGCTGTATGCAGCCCCTGTTCTTGCAGATTCATTTGCATTTCCTAATAATTCAACTCCTTTAGAAAAACGAGAATCACGTTGCGATTTACTTTGTAACTCAATTTGTTGGGCTTGTTTTTCCAATTGCTTATCTTGATTTGTTGTACGCAGGTGATTCTGATGTATATTGAACGCAATACCTATTGCGCCAAATAAAGCCATCCAAACGGTAAAGAAATCCTTTCGATCAGCTATACCAAAAGTGTATAAGTCTCCAATATCTAGGCCTGTTAAAGAGTTTAGCCCTATCCCAATAAACGGGAAGAAAAAGAAGAGTACGATTATATAAATCCAAGTTTTAAATGTGATTTTACTTAGCATAAGAGATTAACATAATTACTTGTTATTAAAACGTTTTGCGTGCTTAAATATGCGAGGGGTCATCGTCAAGTTTGTTTAGCTCACCAAATGGAGCAGGAGGATTGATTTCTTTTATCATAATAGGATTAACGCCTATAACGCTTTTGTCTCGACTTGACTTCTGAGTTGTTGGCTTTTGAGTAGATTCTCTGATTGGTTTATTCTCCTTATCGTCAACAAGCTTTTTATTCAGTTCTAAGTTTAGCACAATTCGATGTATTTGTTGAGTGCTATATTGTTTATTGACTCCCGCAGTAATGATCTTAAAATCTAGACCACCTTCCTTGTTTAAAGTTTCTGTGGCAATGAAGTTAACTTCAATACTCAAGTCCTTTACTGTGAATAAGGGGGCTTTTCCTTCATTCTCTCTAATCTCCTGAGACCTGATCAATTCATCATGTACTTTTCTTATCAATTCAGCGATAAATAGCTTATCGGCTATATTATTTTCTTTTTCTTCCATGATAATAGAATTAAGTGGTTATTTATAACAAATCTTGCAGGCTCTCCGCCCCATTTCCTTAGCATCTGCTAGGTTGATGGCTTTAATTTCTCCGCTGCAGCGATTTAATCCTCTGCACTTATTTGTTGCGTGATAAACGATAGCTTTGGGGCCGGTGCAAATATAGACGGAAGATGGATTTTCTACTCCTGTAGTCATGCTGAGTAATGGCAAGCAAAATACCATTAATAATAATAGTTTTTTCATAGAAATTTTATTTATAAGATTGTATCAGCAAAAATATACATTTATTTTATACGTCATCCTTTTTTGATCCCATTTTTTAGATAATTCATTATTTGTTTTTTACTCGCATACCTTGCGACCGCTTTCTATCTTCTTAACGCCTTTCTTCTTCCTTGATATAGCTAAGTTCTATCAAATCATACTTTAAAGTAAAAAGCAGATGAAGATGCTAGGGCGATTTGTTGTAAGGCGTTGTATCAGTTGTTTTTGCTAAAAAGACAACTCTTTGTATTAAAACGACAACATACAACAATTCCCTACTTTCTATATTTGCCAATATAAAAATAACATTAGAATGATTGTAGAATGGGAGAGAAGGAGGAAAACTTAGAAAAGAAGATGGACAGATTGGCCGAAGGTATGAATGATCTGAGAAAGGATTTATCAGAAGTCAAATTAGTACTTGAAGGCAGCCCTCTTGGGGCACAGGGTATGGCTAAGAGATTCTCCGAACTGGAGAGAAAGGTTACCGGGATTGAAGTCCTGTCTTGGAAAGCAATAGGCATTGCAAGCGTCGTACTTCCTGTCCTGATGTATTTAATTCAAAAATATTTATGAGATGAAAAAGATTATTGCTTTTATCAAAGATTTGCCACGTCGTTGGAAGGCCGAAACGCCAAGAGTGGCAAAGATTATCAGAAATTCAGCGGCCACAATTGCGGCCGTTGTACCGGGTGCATGGTTTACTTTCCAGGGAATGAACATTGCTCTTCCTGAATGCATCGTTAATAATGTGGGATATATAACACTTGCGGCACTTATTATTACGGGTGTTGCCGGTCTTAAAGAGAAGAAAGGAAGCGAAAATGGCTAATGTGGAAAAACTCATCCCTCATTTAATAAGATGGGAAGCCGGGTGTATTGCCAAGGCTGGTGAATCGAACGAATCTCTATTTGAGAGGGCTAAAAAAACAGGGTTCTCCAATGATCCTGTTGATACGGGAGGTGCCACCATGATAGGTGTTACGCTGGCAACTTATGAAATGTATTGCAGAAAAAAAGGTTATCCCAGACCAACGGTATTATCACTTAGGAATATTTCATATCCTCATTGGCGGGATATCGTTAAATCAATCTTCTGGGACAGATGGCAGGCAGACAAAATCAACAATCAGTCAATCGCTGATATCCTAGTGGATTGGGTGTGGGCTTCAGGATCGTACGGTATTACAATACCTCAGAGAGTATTAGAGGCTCAATCGGATGGAACTGTCGGGCCTAAAACGCTGGAAGCTGTCAACTCCGCCAATCAGGAAGCTTTGTTTAATCAGATCGTAACTGCCCGTAAAAAGTATATTGATGACATTATCAGGAACCGCCCTGCAAATGCCAAGTTTAGGACAGGTTGGCTTAATCGCATTAACTCATTCAAATACGTATGAAAGAGATCCGGTTAGTGATATGGACAGACAGCTACGGGGCTACGGGAGGTTGGAGTGATGTGGAGAATTTCACTCCGCAAAGTCTTCTTGTTAAAAGTATAGGGTTTGTCATTTATGAGGATGATAAGCTCATCTCGTTATCAGGGAGCTATGCGGAGGAAACTAATAATACCTTGGAACAGGCAAACGGAATAATAACTATTCCCAAGTGTTGTATTAAGCACTCTATTTGCCTTTCTTCTTGTCAGGAGCTTGTGTCAGGGCAGAAGCAGCGACCGACTTAGTGTTTTTGGGCGTCGATGGGTTGGAGAGCATCTCTCCGGCTTTCGATGCTACTTTCTTAGATGTCTTTTCATTTTTGCTCATGATATCAATCTTTAAAAATAACATGCGAATATATGTATTAAAATGATTGGGTGTTATTTGGCGTATTTATTTTATCAAAAAATAATGGAAGATGAAGAAGTTATTATTAATTGTCGCAATTGCATTGGCAAGTTGTGGTACTCAAAAGGAAACGGTTAAGAACCGGGAACCTATTTACAGAGATCAAGCTTTGAGCGGGAAAATCTCAATACGGGATTATTTCTACCTGATTGATGCGGAGAAGGAATTGAAACAAATGAAAGGGGGTAAGCGATGAAAAAACATTTAAAATTCGGAGAATTATTGGTAGGCATCATACTAACGCTTGCTACTTTGTGTTCCTGCAGAACGGCAAAGCAAACATCCACTAGTACAGAGACAAAGTACGATTCTGTTGTAGTTGAAAAGCTGGTTCCTTATGCTTTGCCGGAAGATTCCGCTAAAATCAGGGCATTGCTTGAGTGTGATAAGAACGGTAAAGTTGCACTTAAATGGTTTGATGAAGAGCATTCTAAGCGCATGAGTTTACAATTTTCTCTCGATAGTCTGGGCAACCTGCTGACTACTGCTAAAACAGAACCTGATACTATTTATTTGCCTCAAACTACTATCAACGTTGGTAAAAAGAGCGTTTCGCAATCTGTTGTTACTTTACCGGTTGAAAAGAAATTGAATTGCTGGCAAACTACTCTGATTTGGACGGGTGGCATTACTTGGGTAGTTGGTATTATCGCTTTATTATACTGGAGTAATAAGAAAACGAACTGGATGAGTTTATTGTGGAAGTTGATTAAAAAGTGAGAAGAAACTTCCTCACTTTTTATTTTGTTCCTACCTTACTTTGTCTCTGTATAAAGCCTTCTTTATTTTGTTTTGCTCTACCTTCAATGAGGTTTTCTCCTTGTTTATGGTATTGGTAATTATTCTGCGGTGATAATTTATTGTTAGTTATGTCATTTAGAATTGTATTTTAACTCTAGGCTTAAATAGTCTACTTTCGATTCTTGAGTAGCTTCCATATAATGTATGTCTTTGAAATAATCTTTACACATTTTATATTTAATTTTCCCTGTATTTCCACATTTGGTTGTTTCCATGTAATATGTTAGGAACTCTTGTTTGATATTCGGTTTGAAAAAATGGGCAACATGTGCTTGAATTAAATCCAGCCACTTATCACAAATTTCAGGGCGAAAAACAATATTAACACCTATCTTTTCATTTTTAAGTCTAGCACTTGGATACATTATTCCATCAATCTCTAAATTATTAGCTAATATTAAGTTTACGAATTCAGCCGTTATTTTATAAGCATTCTTTTGTTCATCTTCATTTTCCGAAATTTGGGCAAACTTTTCTGTAATATTTTTAAGATAGTCTATTTTAATTTGGGGCACTCCTGCTACTTCAAAGAATTTTTCCCATTTTTCGTTGTATAATTCAAATATCTCATCAATACTTGGATAGATATTGAATGTTGGCAGTACGAATACTTCTAAATCTCTTTTTGATTTCCATAAAGATATAGTGGCTTCTTTTATACCTTCCGAACATTCATTACGCACAAAATCTGAGGTTTCGTATAATATGGTAATAACTGCATCCGGATTGCTTTCTGCTTTTGGGTCACTAACATAAGAAGCATAGAACATTGGTTGATTATTCCAATTAGCTCTCTGTAATTTAGCTTTTTTTACTGGAGGATATTTTAGGTCTCTTCGGTTATTGAATAATTCACCAGCAGTGTAATGCTCTCTTGAACGCAAGAAAAGTGAACCTTTAGGTATTATTTTTATTATAGCAGGTATCATATCATTTTATTTCGAAAGTAAATATAATGTTTTAGTCTACCAAAAATATGTTAGACAATATTTCGGGAAAATTATGTATCCTACAAACTATAGGTAACTTTTGCTATATAGCTTATATCTTTGATATTAAATACGATGTCGCTAAGATAGCTTTACTTATAATTAGCAATGATATTGCCTGTTTATTGATGCCTTCGTGATTTGCGAGGGCATTTTTATATTATATCGCAAAAGATGACTATAATATGCTGGTTGGTATTGTAAATCATGCTTCGCCGGGAAGATTATACAAAAAAGCGTTCAAAATATGCACATTTTTTGGATTAAAATATTTATTTCTTGAATTGATCAAAAGCGAGGATGATTTTCCTTATTTTAGTTTCGTGTTACATCTCAGATTATCTCTTCAAGAAATTTATATTATTCTATTTTGCCTCATTTTTTGATTAATTTTGTAATCTTATTGAAATAATGTTTGTGACTTAATCATGTATTTTGAGCAAATGTTTTTGTTCTGTTCATTTTAATCGAAAAATATCGTTATACGATGTTTGATTATTGCATTAAATAAATAACTTTATATTAGTTTTCTAATTTAAACTAATTATTTCATGGATTATGAAAAAAATATTGAGGAGTTAGGAATAAGTAGCAAAATTTGGTTTATTGATGAATAATAGAGGATTTTCAGCAAGCTAAATATCTGTGAATGCGAAAAGTGCAATCTCTATTTTATAACAATATATTATTGATTATATTTATATAGACAGTATTTATTGTAAAACGGTATATGAGTAATACATAGATTTTGTATTTACGAAATATTATATACTTTTTCCGTTATTTGACTATTTATCAACATTTTAATAATGAATCATCAAAAAAACAAAAGCATGAAAAATAAATTTGATTTTGTAATTTTAATACCCGAAGAGGATTCTAAAATGATACAGGATATTGAAAAAATAAGTGATACTGAAATTACTCAGATAAATTCAAATCGTTATGATGGAGAAATTGCTTATGTGCCTATTATAATAACAGCATCAGTTATAATAATAGAGCAATTGTGCCTAATATTCCGGGAATATTTTCGAAATAAAAAACAAATAAAAATAAATTATAAAGGTATTTCTATTTTATGTAATTCGATAGAAGAATTTAAGCAGATTATAGATAAAATATATCTTTCTCAAAAAGATGAAGACTAATACAAAATTCGATATATATATAAAGAACACGCGCTTTCCATATATCATTGATGATAGTATGGATGAGTATTATGAAGGAATTTTTAATAAAATTAAAAATTTAATAAGTTCTAAATATAATATTGAACTTCAAATTCATCTTATTTATTCATTATGCAGGCAAGCTGAATTAATTATTGATGATAATTTATTAATAATATATGATAGATATTTAGGAGAAACATTTCATTTAATGACAAAGATTTTCTTATTACCACATGAAGAAGTGAAAATTTCAGCTTTCTCTTGTAAATTGATCGCAGAAGCTTTACGTAAGAGTGGGCAGTTTGATAAAGCTCTTCCATACGCATGTATAACCCACGATTATTTGAAAGAAATTTATTCGAATAATACAAATGAGGTTTTTTATATTTCGATGAAATATTTTTATGACGCAGATTCCATCGAATCATCAAAAGAAGCAAAACAAAAGAATATATTTGAATGTGACCTAAATGGTGTTCATCGGATAACTCTCATTTCTGAGGTTTTTATTATTTTTCACGAAATATCACATTATTTGATGCATACTGAAAAATTGGTCAACTATACTGAAACTTACAGAGCTGAATGTGAGGTATTTGTTGAATCAGAAAGCGCTTTTTTTCAACATTTATTAGCGAGTGTTCAGCAGTCCTCTCGTAAGGTTTTTAATTCTGAATCATATAAAGAGAATATTATTGATGAGATGTTGTGTGATAGATTAGCAATTGAAAATACTGTCTCATTTTTTGAGAATGACTTTGAGCACGATTATATTGCACTTTCAATTTTAGTCTGTAGTTTGCATTTAAGATGGCTTAAACATATAGATTTAATTGCGAATTACCCTAATAAAATTAGTCAATATTACGATACGGTGATTAGATCACACTTTATTAGAGATATACTCGGAAAAGTAAATTTGGACAGTAGTCTAATCCAAAAGAGTATGCCAATTGTAGATCAATATCATTACGTTTTTTATAATAGAGATAGCGATTTAATTGATTTAGCAAATAATAAATCTTTTATGGAAAAATGTAGATCTGTTTACGGCAAATATATGGATTCTGATTTTATTACAGCCTCAGTACTTATTGATTCTCTAATTGGTTGGAATACGTATGGTGGTAAAATCTAATTATTATAATTGATAATGAAAAAAACTACTAAATTGCAAGAGTATTCTTGTTTTGGCGTTTTGATCTGGTGGTGATTATCATTTATCTTAGCATATAATTTTTATCTTAATTTACTGTTGTAAAGTGTTTGAGGTGTGGAGTATAATTGGATAAAGTTAATGCAATTAATTTTAATTTTCGTTTTACACTTTAGTCTTTGGAATCTATTAAGGTTAAGAAATTATTTAATCCTTCCTGTGTGAATATTAAAAATTAATTCAAGATATTTGCATTAGATTGATTATTTTAAGATTGTAGGTTTATGAAATAATTTTCACTAAAATTCAGAGAACATGTGTAAGCATTCGGTTAAATGCGTCACCACGATATAATTCTAGTGCTTCCTTTTCCATTTTTTGTTAGATGTCTGAGCAAAACTTACAAAACATTCAGAGAGGATTTAGAGCTGTTCGTAGTTTTTTGATTTCCAGTACGTACACCATCCAGTCCCTGAAATTCACTTCACCGGCTTGCAACACGCCATTAAAGAATAGATCACTGCAGATATTCCTTCGCAGCATTAACCTCTTGCATCACTGATCGTACTACAACATACTTACTCCGGCAAGTCTCAGCTTGTTGTTGGCATTCTTTCTGTTCATTATACAGTCGAGCAATTTTTGTTTTAAACACAATATAGAAGGAAGCGAATTCATTCTTAGCCCTTGAATTAGTTACATCTTCTACATGGCCATCATTAACTGGCAGATTGGACTATTAGACGCAATCATTAACTTAAAATATAGCCATTACAGCAAACATATACTACTGCTTCTCCATTTTTACAGAGAGCTTAGTAGAAATAAGCTCTTGTAACGCATCTTCTGTTGTGAAATTTTATAAAAAAAACTACTCAGGTAAAATTCTTTTTTTTATACTTATCTTTTACATCATACCATCTAGGTATATTAAGATCAATACCGTAGAAGGCTTTATAACTTTTGCTAAGTTTCTTACTCCAACCTTCGGCTACTGTAGATCTAGTGTCATGATAATTAAAAATGGTTTCTTCCAATGCTGCTAAAAAGTCCCCCAAACAATCAAAGGTTGGATAATCTGTTTTATTCGAGTACCATATTGCAGGCCGAAGGTTAACAATAACTTTATTCTTATATTGCACTTTTATTGGGTATCTCTCACTTGTGCAACTAATTTCCCATAAATTTTTTAACCAGACATTTTCTATAGTTATCACGCCTTCATCCATTTTATATTTAATGAGTAAATACTTTGAATGTAATTTATATGGCTTATTTATAACTAAATTAATAAAACTCCTGAAAGCCGCTACATCAAAATTGGGACTTCCAGTAAAAGATTTTACTTCAAGCCAATCAGATTCAAGATTATCAAGATTTAACCAAAAATCAGGTGATTCTTGTTTTAGATTATGTATATGAGGAATACCTTTGTCAAACATCCATTTTGCTAACCATTCCTCTAAAATATTACCAACAATATTATTTTGTTCCACAGTTATACCAAAATCTTTTAGCCTAAACTGAATAGAACCTGTAGCACCCTCAAAACCAAAATCTTTTTTCAGAGTGTCATAAAGCTTTTCTGCTGCATCCATCATTTTATATTTTATTTAATAATCTATCACATACTGCCTTTATAACAGGTACAACAACAGTATTTCCAAGTAGATCAAAACCTTCTTTCTCGGATATCTGAAATTGGAAATCTTCAGGATAACCAAATAACCTTAACCCCTCCCTAAGAGTTAGCTTCCGTAATCCGTTGTTGTCAACCACAAACAATTTCTGCATATCCATAGCGACTAAGGTTGGAGCTATCTTGTTGGGATCTAATATTTTGTTAATTTCAAAACTAAGCTTTCCCGATACTATATTATAACCTTTAGATAGATTTGTATCATACTCTCTGCGCGAAGACTCTACTCCTTCGGAATTTCTAATAATGATCTTCTTTTTAGGATGCTCTAATTTCAAATATCCCTTTGTTACTAAATTGTTTAATAATATATCTAAATCAGGATCAGGATAAAATGAATAGATCATCTCTTTTGTTAAAGGCATACCGTCCATCCAATCTATACCATAAATTGTTGCCCATCTTTTATACCTTCTTTTTGTCAAAATATGGTATAGTAGTTTTTTCTCTTTCTCAGTAGTTTCACCTTTGAGATCTAAATCCCAACTATGGATATTATTTTCCCCGTCTCTCTTGTCTTTAATAGATTTACCGTATAACTCAGAAATTTTATATTTAGACAGAAGTAAGCTAATAAATTTACTGTCGTTTATCGGCTTTCCAACTTCAAGGATATCCGATAATTTTGCGTGTTTAATAGGAAAGTCCTCTAGATTTACTGAATTATTTAATGTACCCACAATATAAATACGTTTCCTTTCTTGAGCTACTCCAAAGTTTTTAGAATTAAGTACTTTAGCAGTTACTTTATACCCAGCATCTTCAAGATGTTTTATAATCACTTTAAAAGTGTTTCCAGCATCGTGATTGACCAAACCTTCTACATTTTCTAAAATAAATCCTTTCGGTTTTTTATTAAGAAGAATTCTTTCTACATCAAAAAATAAAGTTCCTCTGGTATCAGCAAAACCTTCTCTTTTTCCTGCAGCTGAGAAAGCTTGGCAGGGGAAACCTGCACATAGTATATCAAAATCAGGTATATTATCAGGATTAACTTTAGTAATGTCTCCAGTTATTTCTTCATTTGGATAATTTTGTTTAAGTATAGAAATAGCATGCGGTTTTATTTCAGACGTAAAAACACAAATGGGAATGTCTCCATTATCTTTGATGGCTAACTCTAGCCCTTTTCTAATACCGCCAATACCTGCAAACAAATCTATAAATCGTATCTTCATAATTTTAATCTTATTATTTTGCAAATATAGAGATTTTAATTCAATCTCTCAGCTATATTAAGTATTCTAGAATATTCATCAGTTATATAGATCCCTTACATTTAATGAAAAACAATTAATAGAAATCGTTTTTGGTATGGGCTCAGAATACCTTTGTGATTTTTCAAATACTAGATTTGAAGAATTTACGGAGGATGTAGTGTCATATAATATATATGAAAAGTATCTATTGGCGTTGGGAAGTCTCTCGGAAACTTTTCTTTCTTCATTTGGTAAAGTAAGCGTTTTATGCTTAACTTAATATTCGTCTGAAACGAGCTATTCCAATCATATAAATTTGTGGATACTAAAGAAATGTACTGCTATATCCTTTTTATTCAGTCGCTTTATCTATCTTTTGCAGAAAAAAGTATTATGTATTTGCATGTAAATACTTAATTTATTATCTTTGCAAAAAAGAAAGGAGTGTTGTTTTATGAAAACATTTAGGCAGGACATAATCGAGCAGATAAAGCAAATAGAAGAAGGGCGCATCTTTACGTGTCGTGACTTGTCGTATCCTGCTAATAAATTGGCGAATGTTGCAGTTGTTCTTTCAGAACAGAGTAAGAAAGAAACCCTTGTGCGTGCAGAGCGTGGTGCCTATTATCGGCCTAGAAAATCTAAATTGGGTTTGGGGATACTCCCTGTTTACCAAGATGAGCAATTCCGATATATTATTCAGAAATTAAATGGTTATTTGAGCGGTGCATATATTTATAACAAATTGGGATTGACCGAACAAACGGCTACGACAATAACGATAGCAACCCCAAATCCTGTTCGCCCATTTCGTTTTAAGAATTTGGAAATAGAGTGTGTAAAGGCGTATGGTGATGATTTCAATGATGCGAATACAATTTTGTATTTACGTTTATTGGATGCGCTAAAGGATATAAAGCATATTCCTGGCTGTAGTCCATATGATGTGTACGATAGAGTAAAGAGACTATATTTTGCTACTTTGCCATTAGAGGAACTCAAAAAAATGGTATCTTTGGCACAGAAATACCCACCTCGTGTCAGAAAGATAGTCAGTGATATGCTTGATGAATTGCATCACTTGCAATTGCGTGATGCTTTGGCAGGTACTATACTGGCTACAACACGGTTTGAACTTAATTATAAAAGGATATGATCGGCATTTTGATGAATCGGCCATGAGTGCAAGCATTCAATCAATAGCAATATTGCCAGAAGCAACTAAAGAGAAAAATATGAAAAATATTTTATCCTAGTAGGTTGGCAAAAAAGTCATGAAAAGCCAACCTAATCAAATAACCCCCACTTGGTAGGTTCTCGTGTTCTTACTTCAAACACTATGTTTTATAATTGCATTAAATTGTATCGTTCATTTTAATGATGATAGTGTGCCCTTACTTAATCACAACGTGGTAGGAATTTTCAGAGGTGGACACACAATCCACCTCTGTTCTTAAATTATTTTGTTTTTTCTATCGCCCATTGCTTTTAGCTTTCATTAGGTAGCGGAATAGCTTAATATTTTTTTGCTAAATGGCTACTCCGATCTGGGAATAAACTAGCTAATGTTGTTCAATAGGTTTTATTTCAGGAAGTTTTATTCCTAATTTGTAAAAATTGACATAATGTTTCTCTTTTCTTATTCCTTTTAATCCTAAATTATCTTTTTGGAATATAAAATCATTATTATCAAATGATGTCTCACAATTTTGATGAGAATATATAATCAAGCAATTTATGTTTTTATTGTAATCGCTTATTTCTAATTTCTGATATACTTGTTCTAAACGGGCATATCCGCATACTTGTCTAATATCTTCAATGTTAACATGATCTTCATGATACTTAGGTTTGTATTTTGTGTCTATCACAAACATACAATCATTGTCATTGCTATCCTTAGCTTTAAGAAGAAAATCTAATTCCAGATAATTAATTTTTGAATGATATTGTACTTCGTTTTTATTAGGAAAGGCATTTTTTAGCTTTTTGTATACATAAAGTTCGAACAGTTTGCTCATGTCAATCCAGAATGGAGGGGTGCTTATTAATTGATTCTCTGTTTGATCTATGTTGTATGAGAAGCGTTTTAAAATTAGTAATGCCAATTTAATTGCTTGTTCATATTCTTTGTATATTGGGTTAGGCTTGAACGCTTTTATTTTATCTACTTTAATATCTTCTGATATATTTTCAAATGCCGGATGAATGTAGCTTTTTATATGTTGCAATTCTTCTATATCCAGCTCTTTATAATTCTCAATAGCCTTACAAGCAAACAAATACGCTTTTTTGAGAATTTTATTCTCGTCACAGTTAACCCCAAATTCATCATAACGGCAAATCGTTTTCGTTAATTGTCCTTTTATGATGTTTCCTCTTATCGTTTTGCTAACCAATATTTTTCCTTTAACCTTAGCTTCTAAATTGTTAGTTATTGAATAATATGATTTTTTTAACCCTTTTCGAACAATTGTCTGTAGTATCTGCAGGAATTGAATAATAAGGAATGGGGACAGTAGATCTTCACTCTGTTTTATAGTAATACATGGCTTGTTAAAGTCAATATTTAATAAGCCATCAATGTTTTTTATGTTATCAGGCTCGGTGATAGCATCCAGAAGCATTTGGAAGTAGTTAATTTGGATATCTTCTTTATTTAGCTTGGGCTGTACATATATAGGCAAGCGATTTTCAAGAATCCAGTCAACTCCAACAAAGTATGAAGTTTCAAAATGATATTTTTCTTTTTCTTGATCAAAATCAATCTGAACACACATTTGATTAGATTTCTGCCGCAAAACCGTTTTCTTATATTTGTTTGATTTGATAGAGGACGAATCTAATATTGAACATTGTTTATCGGTTATTTCTTTGTAACCTGTCCTCTTATATCCATATTGTTCATATAGGTATATCATAGACTTTCAATAATTTCTTTGGCATTCTCTTTCAATATTCCATCTTTTACATATTCCCTGAGGATTGGTTTGATCTCATAATCTACTCGCATCCTAAAATCGATAGGCTTTGCTTTGTTATCTTCTCCATCTTCATTCTTCTCGTATTGTTGGATAAAATAGCTATGTCCTAATTGAACGTCTTTGGAATTAAATTCAGTGCTCAAGTAGTTACTAGAGAATAATGCCTGTACTTTGCTGAAGTCATCTGAATGAAAATCCTTCCCCAATTCTGCCGAAAGGTCTTTGGGTTCTACATCAATAAAGGCAAAACGTCTGCGAATAGCGTAATCTATCTGCCCCACACTTCGATCAGCGGTATTCATCGTGCCAATGATATATAGATTTGGAGGCAGGATAAGGCCATTATCACCATCAACTGCATATAGGCTATCTACCGTTTCTCCTCGATACTCAAGTGCATAGATTAATTCACCTAGAACAGCAGGAAGGTTAGCGCGATTAATCTCGTCAATAATAAGAACGTACTTTTCTTCTTCAATCTTATCCCCTTTTCGTTCTAATGAAATATTCTGTTTATCAATGAAAGATTTGAATGCATTAAAGAAATGGTAATAGTAAGGATATTTCCCTCTCATTTTCAGGCCTAGACTTTCAACGTCAATGCTTCTTTTTAGAGCTACTTCGCTTATACCAATTTTTATAATGTCCGAAAATAGAAGATTATATAGAATTGTAGGTCGATCCTTAAAATTGTACCGAAAGGAGTTACCCTCTACGCTTACAATATTAGCGCTAGTATTAGGAATTAAGAAAGATTGGTTGTTTATTAACTCTTCGGTAATGTGTTCCTTGTAGAAATCTAATGCGATCTGCCAACCTTGTTCTTTTGATATCTCCTCCACGCTTTTTCTGCTATCTTCCCAATTTTTTAGAGCTTCGTCGGCAAATTCTCCCAGTAATCTATTTTTAGTGATGTATTGAGGAGTAGATTGTTCTGTCGTATCCACGGATATACCCCTCACAAAATCTTCATAAGTATATGAAGGATGAAATTGGATCAATTTAATGTGTGACTGAGTTTTTTTTGAGGCACTTTTGTTTTCATATATATACTTAGCTAATGCTGAAGTATAAGGGTCAAAACCATTGCTTTGCTTTCCCGATTCCCATAGTTTCCCTTTATATGCAATTTTTATGCTATTGAAACTAATGTCTTTATCTTTTATACTTTCGCCTCCAATAGTTATGCTTTTATTGTTGACGCTTATTATCTTATACTGCGTTCTCTCAGAGCTGCTGGAAACAATTTGATTGCTCTGGAAAGCTTTTTGAATGTCTTTGTCTGCTAATTCATTTGTTCTTTCTGAATTAGTTTGCTCCCCAACCATAAATTGAGCCATTTTTTTAGCCATATACGTTTTTCCTGTTCCAGGAGCACCTTGAAGAATGATTTGGTGCTTATGCTTGAGAATGTCAATGATGGTGTTCATACTTTTTGTTTGAAGTATTTTTTTATACCAATCGTTTACATAATGCCAAGAAGGTGTTTCACTACTTTTATAAAGGGGGGTTAGTGTTCCTTGTGAAAATAAAGAAGATGTTTCATCACTCTTAGCCCATCCTAGTACTTTTACATTTCGATATAGCTTATTGATATACTTATCTTCTAGTTCTTCGTTTTCATAATAATCACCAATTACTTCGCATAGCGCAATAGGTCTATTGCCCATGCGTACCATAACGATATCACCTATTTTTATGCCATTGCCTTCTCCTTTGAAATTTCGGCATTGTAAATGATCCCATTCACCAGTACCTATTACTGGGGGATTCTCTAACAACATCTTTTTTGGATCAATAACGATTCCATCTTTGCTACCTTCTGGTAAGTGCATTTGTATATGCCAATACGTGTCTTTCATTTTGCTTTTTTTAAATTTGTTTTTATTTGATCAATTGCTTTATTAATATAAATCATGAAATAATTAGACTATTGGTAGGGTATAGTTTTATTGTGGTAATATTTATTGTACCTTGTATGATGAGTGCATTTAATAGAAACTGTTTATGGAAATGTATTAGCAAGGAACGTTTTGTATCTTTAATAAGCTAACTCCCAACATTTTAGTAGTGATTGGAAACAAACTACTAAATCCCTTTCAAATTGTTCTTGAGTGATATGTTCTCCGACATATTTAGCGAGCTTTATTTTCTTCTTTCCTGTTATAATTTTATTACCACTCTCGTTTACTGCATCTAATTCGGCTTGAGTTTTTCTCCAATTAGTGTAAACTGGATCAGGTTGGTTAGGATAACATTGCTCAATATCTCTCAAAGGGAGTTTGAAAAATTGATTGTTTGTATGTAGGAAATTATAACTATCTAAGAATTGAGCCACTCCACCTTGCGTTTGTGAACTTGGTTGGTCAATTAGTATTACAACTTTATCTCTGTATATACTCGTTCCTAATGGAATGAAAATCTTTTCTATTGCATTAATAGTTCTTTCAGCTTGGTCAATATCTCCGTTTGCTTTGATAATTTGAATTTTTGGGCGATCAGTATAAAATCTTTTTATGATTCTAGTTAATAATTCAAATTCACTTTGTCCTTCGACAACAAGAAAATTTTTTGGTAGAAGTAAGTCCGCAGGGCTTCCTCCTAGAAGTTCATAAACAATATATGGCTTTTCAAAATCTGAAGTTGGTTGTATTGAAGTTTCTCCATTGTTTTTTTCAACTTTAAAAATCGTCTGATTCTCAGAATTGTCTGCCACGAAAACAGAAGAGTGCGTATTAATGAAAACTTGGTCAGTGCTTGAAGACAACTCCAATAATACATTTTTTAGATTTCTTTGAGCTGTTGGGTGCAAATGTAATTCTGCTTCATCAATGAAAAATAAAAATGATTTTCCTATATCATCGTTTCTTTTTCGAAATTCTGCATATGCTTGAATAATTGCAAGCATTAGTGCTCTTTGCATTCCATCTCCCTTCTCTTCTGCCAGTGTTTCTATTCCATCATCGACTGTTGTTTCGAAGTTTTTTAACAAATCGTCAAATGCTGGTGCTGAAACGTCGAATGTTACTTTTGTACAATCAGGAAATTGCTTTTGGAGGTGAAATTTCACTTGGTTTCCAACCTTGTCAAATTCAGCTTTAATTTGAGATTCATCATCTTCGAAAAGTTCTCTGAATTTATTTTGAAACACTTGGTATTGTGCATTTTCCGCTAGTATAGCGGTAAGTACTCCTGATAACATTATTCCCATGGGAGCTGTTTTTGAGTATTTTGCTACACTATCGAAATATTGTTTCGTATTTATATATTCAAATTTTGGAAGAAAGTCATTTAATGCTGCATCAAATCCAGTTCCTGGGTTTACTTCGGAACCATTAACAAATACTTTTCTCTTAGTTGCGTTGCTGGAACGCATAACCATCACAATGTCGTTGCCAGCAAGAACTCTCTCGATTTTTGTTTTATTTCCTTCGTTTTGCATTTTGGCTGCACCTTCTAGAGCTCCAGAGAAAGTAACTTCAACAATAATCTCTCTTTCTGTTTCTCTTTTGAACTTTAAGTCGTCAAGCTTTCCTCCTTTCCCAAGTCCGTTGAAAAAAAATTCAATAGCTTCAAAGAAATTTGTTTTTCCGCAATTGTTTTGCCCTACGAAAACATTGAAGTCAGTTGTTGAAAATTCAGCCTCTTTTATAGAACGAAAGTTGAGGATCTTAATTTTTTTTATGTTCATAGTAGTAATGTTTTATTGTTTTTGGATTTTTATGCCTTGTATTAATATTGCATAAATAATATTTAATTGACCATATAATATTTTGAATACCAAGAAGAATCTTCTTCTTCGGTATTTTAGCTACTATTCCACATATTATATATTGTGATTCTTCATTAAAAGTTTGCCCAAATGTAGTAATGTTTTTTGTAAAATGACAATAAAAGCCATTTATTTTCATTTTTATTTATTCACAGGCTATTTCTTTTGGCAATTCAGCAACCTCACTTTTTTCATCCATGAATATATTTGCCTAAAATAGATCGAAATGGAAATAACTATTTTACAGAGTGATGTCATGCCGGAAGTATACAAAATAACCGGTTATACAGGTAAGAATACAGGAGAGACAGATAAAGTTTCATCCACGGAGGATGAAAGCAATATCCTTTTGAGTTATTGGGGAGAAGCGGTAAGCGGACTTTCCGAGGTTATTACCCGGCATGGATATCTGAAAACAGACGGAACAGATAAAGCCATATTCGCGTTCAATCTGCCTTCAAGCTGGAACACAAATGTTCTGGCCTCACTAACAAGATGCATGAATCAGTACGTGGTCAATTTCATCTGTAAGAGATGGTTTAACCTCTCGAAGAAAGATGAAGTAGCTTATTATGATAAGTTATGCATTGATCTTGCCATTAATATTAAGAAACATTTAGCTGAAAGAACGAAACCTCAAAGATCATAAATTATGGAAGGAAGTAAAACGATATCTACGGTTATAAAGGTCGCCGATGTGGTGATAGGAGTGCAGGCAAATTCATATTACGCGGGAGAAGCGAGAAAGGATAATACTGAGTTACTGGAAGCAGGAGCAAGAATTCAGGCATCAGATGACGAAGACGAACTTCTAAAAGATTACATTAAAACAGGTGTCACCAAATTGACGAATGTATTAACCAAGATATTAGGTGAAACAACCAGTGTCTGGGGAACGGATGATGTGACATTTACCACTAAGACAGTCGCTAATTTCATGGATAGTCAGAAAGACGCTCTTTTGCTTGCCATGAAAGACTATCTGGTTGATACTTGCCTGAGAGACTGGCTAGCTCTTATGAAGCCCGGAGAAGAAAAACTTTTTGAGAATAAACTGACTGAGTTGTCTACCGAGATTAGAGTGTTGGCTTCTCACAGGAAAAAACCGGTTAGATCATGATTCAGTTTAATCTACTCATTGATGAGATATTGAAGGAGGTTGATATGCAGACCTATTATGCCGGTGAATCAAAGAAACGGCAGGATGTGGATGCTGATATCACGCAAACAAGTTCTGATAATTACGACGAATTATCCGTGTTTATGGATACGGCTCTTAACGATGTTTCCGGAATGCTTCTGAAAAGAACCAGATCAAGCTCATTCACTCAGGATGAAAAATCGATTTTGTGCAGCATCGATCCGTTTACGGTAAAAGCCAACGCTGAATATATAAGTAATCTTTTGAAGAAAGCTGTTTTTGATTACGTGGTCAATTACATCGTTTATAAATGGATTGAGATGGTAAAGCCTGAAATGGCCGGCCTTTATTTTCAGAATATTGCAAAGTTTGAATATTCGGTTATCAAATACGCCGGGATGCTATCTGGTAATCCCCGAAGGCGGACGACGGATCTAGCAGGTATATAAAAAGGGGAGTTTAATCCCCTTTTTTCTATTAGCCTTTAAGGGTGGTAATGATTTCAACTAACGCTTTGGCACTTACCCATCCTTCAGAAGAATTCTTTTCGTCTTTAGTAATTACAGGATATTCCTCTTCTGTTTTATAAACTGAATATTTTTGTAGCTCTTCCAAAGTAATGGGCATAGAGAATATCTGGGGTGAATCACTTACGCTAACTAAAAAACGAGCGATTCCATCATTTACCACATAGAGCCCATTTGATGGATAATTTTCTTTTTGAAACATGTTTTCTGGAAGGATGTTAATTTCCTCAAATTCAAGTATTATTTTTTGTCCCATTATTATATACGCTTTACCTCCAACGCTAGGTTTTGCTTATCTCAATCTATTATTATAAGATTCATCGACCACACATTCAATATAGTTAATGGCCACGTCGGTTCTTACTCCTCCGACTAAAGTAAGCATAAAGTATTTGAATGGTTTTGATTTATTCATTTTGGTTATTAAGTCTCTCACGTCTACCATCTTTTCTTTTCCGGCCACAAGGGAGAAATGTTCGGCATCATTAGATCCTAAAATGTACATCCCGACATTCGAGAATATCTCGACACCTTCCTCTCTGAACTGAACAGCCTCTCCCCGGAGGTATAAATCAGACAATGACCTTTTGACGATGCCTCTTAATGCGGACTGAAGTATTCTCTTATGTGTGTTCGTTCCCATCTTGATCGGACGGGTGATAAGGCATATATCCGCTATACTCCGGTGGGAGTTCTGCAGATTCCAGACGGAGGTTATTATACTGTTATCTTCCAGTGTGTTATCCGCTAAGGCCAATATGTCCGGATAGGTATTTATAAATGAATTTACCTTTTTAGAAATCTTGCACCATGTATCCGATTTAAAGCAATACACATAGGAGTAAGCATAATCCGGATTGGAAACGATTATTTCCCTCTCCTGATAGTTATATCCAATCTTAGCCCCGCTGCAGTAGTCTGAAAAGATAGAAGAGGAGGCGCATGAATCTAATTTGGCTATCTTCATGATCTTAGGGATGATGGGAGAGGAGCTGATACAACTTGGCAGATAGCCGTTCATTGGAGTCGAGATATTCCTTACTTCGGTTCCGCTGATTAACATTAGTCCCTGTTCCGTGGCAAAAGCTACTTCCGAATCTAATCCCTTAACGGAGTTAGGGTTATTGCATACATCTCTGCTTACAGGAGACGAGCTGGCATAAACAACCTCCGTTCCCACATTCATAGCATAGATGCCATCCTTGCAAAATACATATAGTGGATATTGCCCGAACTGTCCTTGTGAGAGTGCTGCCGTATTCGAGCAGATAGCTGTTATTTCATGGCTCGATGGCGTGTATGTTGTTTTGGACGGAAAATAGAATGGATTATTTAAGGCTGACACCTTGAGAACATGGGGACGTATCTCGAAGGTGTTTTGCTCTGTTATGTCGTCAGTTCCATCATCCCAGGTCGAGATATCACCAAAATCTATGGCCGTTGAAGTGGTTGAGTTAACCCGTCCCGGTATTACCGTAGTGGTATAACTTATGCAATATGACAGATTCAGATATTTGTGTGGAATTAGAGTAAACTCGCGTCTCTTAGTACTGATAACAGGTACTGACGTTCCGTCAACATCCGCATATCCGGTTATTATCTCTACGCAGATGACCATTTTGTATGCCCTGTTGTCCGGATATACAAGAAACGGGGTGATGTTAGGATATGGGAATTCCGATCCGAATTCTCTTTTTACGATCACAGTTCCATTTGTGGAAGTAAGATAGGTAGATATGGACGCTTTTTTTACATTTGTGGCTGTTGATCCCGGCGGATAAAGGTAGTCGGAAGGATATCCCTCATAAAACTTCGATTTCACATTTCCAAGGTGTAACCGGGAGTTATATACATACGAACATTCGGATGTGTTCAGAACATGCGTATCTTCATCGTCCGCAAGCGTATTCTCGAGGGATAAGTTATCGTCAGAAACATTCTCTATTCTATCGGTCAGATTTCCCTTTAAATCATATTCTGCGATTTTATAAAACTGGTATTCCTTAGCAATATCCCTGCCTACTTCAAGAGCATCCTTAGGCGTATACCGGTAGTATTTTCCTGACGATCCGGACACTGATTCGGATGCCTGTGTTTTTAATCCGATCTCATCAAGCTCCTGGTCCATTATGCTTCGGGTAGCAAAGACATCGATAGATACGATCAGGTTTTTCCATCCCTCTAAGTTCAAATTAGAAAATGTGAATTTGGGGTAGAATCCAATAACTCCAAATTCATAATAGTCCATGGCCTTAGTTTCGGCTGTGTATTTGGCCAGATATTGAAAGTTATCATAAGGTCCTCTTTTCAGCGTCACTGTTTTCCAGAAATCTTCTTCTCTGCTGGCCGTGGAGCCATATTTAAAAGTAACGGTTACGGAACCGTCATTTTGAACAAGGTATACGGGGGAATGCATGATGTAATTCCCATCATATAATCTAAAGGCGTATCGTATTAGAGTCCTGTCAATGAAACATCCCTTTTTATTTAATGAAGAGATACATTCGTCAAAAAAACCGTATCCGATTTTATTAAGATCTAATCCCGGATCATATTCCGAAGAGGTCGTTGAAGGAGCGCCTCTCTGGTAATATTCACTCTCTGTCACAACCAGATTATAATCGCATTCCTGAGTTATGTTAAGTGTGGGCATTTCAGGCTGTTTCCCTAAATACTTATACTCTCCATTATCATAAATACAATATACGATATGATCTTCCTTAAATAAACAAACCATATATCCAATGAATTCTATCCTCTCTATTCCGGAGATATCGCTTGATAGAATGTAGCTGGTGGCGAAGTCGTTGGATAAGACATCCACGCTTCCGTCAGAAGAGCGGATAAACAAATATTTATCCGTCATCGAATGATAATAAGCGGACTTGTATTGTTTATCGAAATAAGAAAGTTGTATGGGGTTGCCTATAGGCTCAATGGAACCGTCTTTTAGCCGCGCATTTATGAGCTCCATACATTCACCGTCTTTGGATATTCCATCATCCGTATTCCGGGTTATACCAAGAATTGGTATGTTCACTTTTGTTGCCATCGTTTTTATTGTAAAAGTATATCGGGTTGTTATTTGGGAGGTTGCTGTTTTAATGAATTATACACCAAATCTTCATAAGTCATGTTTCTTACTATTTTCAGGTCTAAGGCATTAAAGATTCTCTCTACATTTTTTATACCCAGATTATGGGTGCTATTCTTCGTTAAGGCGCTTTTCAGCGTATTGACATTTATCCCGGATCTAAGCGCCAGCCCTCCAATGCTCATATTCCTGATTTTCATTTCCTCCAGTATCGCTTCTTTCACCATAGGTTTTTACGTTCTTTGATTATGATTACTATTAAAAGAATAAGGGCCACTGATTCCATTGCTATCGCTATATACTGAGATGTGTTCATCATGCCTGTTTTAAATGATCCTGTTAAATTCTTAATTACGCGGCCTGTTTTCACTTTCTTCTTCTTCTTCATATAGCGGAGGATCACCGGCGCAACTCGGACAAACGATATCTCCATATTCGTTCAGTTCTCCATATTCGGGAGAAAAAGTTTCTCCACAGACGGGACACACAATATCTTCTTCTGCAAAATTCATAATCTGTTTAGTTTTTATTTAACCCTGTTATGTCGACAATATTCATTTGCCTGATTACTTTTAAACACTTTAAAATATCTTCCTGAAAATCGAGGAAGTCTTCGTCCATATTCTGCTTTTTGAGATTCTTGACTGCGAGCTCCTGCAATCTTATGAGTGCATCAGGAGTATTAACTAATTCTAATGTGATAACTTTACTTTTCATTGTTTTTCTGTTTAAACATTATTTTGATTCGTGATTATCTTCTGGGAATGATATTCCATTCACTTTCTTCTATAATATATCCGCATTCACGGCATGTATGTATATATGTAGCGAAAGGCTGCGTAGTATAGTTTTCTAAAGCTTTTTGTACACTTCCACACTCAGGGCAAATGATCTCCACTTCTTTTAATCCTTCATACTCCCAGAAGCTTAATTTACCCTTGGCAGATACCGGTGTTGAAAATAATATCGGGTTAGCAAGTACCCAGTTATAAATTGGAGTATCGTAGTTGCTGTGTTTCCATAATCTGCGTCTGCAGTCAGGGCATTCCTGATAATCAGATTTAAGGTCCGTTATTTCACGTCCGCATTCCGGGCACTTATTTTCTAAAGACTTTTCTGCCCAGACTGAAGGATTATTGATAACGCAATCTACTATCTCAACGCTTCCGATAATGGCCCCGTGTGGATATTGTCTCCAGTCTGTACCTGATTTTGAAATCTTTCGGATAAAATCACTGATACACCCTGAAAGGGGATAATTCCAAAAGTCTGCCGGCTTATTCCCAGCATGGACTAAGACTCTTTGCTTTATATATTTCTTTGGGCACTTCCAAGTTCGATTCTCAACGTCTTTAATACCGTGGACTATCAAACTTGCCCACGGCTGTTTTATTGATATTGCTTTCATCTTCTCATTTTTTTATATATTTGCTGAAAATTTATACTATATGGAAAAGTTTTTTAAGGATAATAAGCCAGATAATGGGCTTTCAGAATATTGTGAAGAATGTCGCAAAGAGGCTAAAGAACGTGCAAATTCCAAAAAAGTGTCAAGACAATATTATATTTCTCTCGGAGTTGCGATTGCTACTATCTTCGTTAGCCTAATAATAGCTATATTTCTTCGATAAATTCTTTTCCTTAGGCTATCCTCTGCCAGATAACACCAATATTCTTCTTTACTAAGTACTATTTGTGCTCGTAGCGGCAGATATTTAGCACTGACCAATAAGTAATTATCAAAATTCATTCTCGTTAATGGGGCTATTTCTGATTGACTTTTATCACATGGATGCTGTCTGGTTTATCCCCTACGTGATAAACTGAGTCAGAATCACTTTTGGTCCAGTATTCTGTTCCCATATCCGGATACTCAGATTCAATACACTCTTTAGTACATGCCCAAGTTGTAGCAATACCCAATAATAACAGCATTAATTTTTTCATTTCTTTTCCTCCTCTTCAAAAGTGAATAATATACGGTCACACCTGTAGATAGCGTGTAGCTCCTTTCTTGTTCTCTCGAGATCAGCCGTTTCTATCGGCCCGTTGATGATTATATGGGAATTATCATCAGCGATTAACTTTGCTTCTTTTATTATCATAATACATAGCTTATTATCTGCATGGCCGCAAAGAATGCAATCATGCAGAAGATGAATTTTATAATTTGCTTCATACGTTTAGCGAATTTGAATTGGGTAAGAATCTAACATATCACAAGGTCTATTTAAGTTAATACGCATTCATATTACGTTAATCAGTTAACTAAACCTTTCGATATATTAAACCATGTTATAAATGAGGCCATAATGCACTGAATATTTGGTGGGAGCCCGAATTTCGATACCTTTGCAGTGTGTTTTTCATAGTATTAGATTTAAGGTTAACAAAGGTTGGAGTCAGGCGTGACTCCTTTTTTATTTTATGCCTATAGGTCATCAAAGTGTGATTTTCTATCGTTTTCCAAGACTAAGTTTATAAAACATCGAATTATGAAAAAACTTAGTGCGAATACAATAATGATCTTAGGTGCTGCTCTGATATGTATATCGAACATACTAAACTTCTTATCAAACCAATATCCATCGCATCCCATTAAATTCTTTCAAGGGGTTGCCCTAGGCCTGGGAGCGGTAATCCTTGTCTGGGGTATCGTGAAAAAATTTAAGAGCAAAATGTAGTTACCCTTACTACTGCTTATTCCTGATTCGAAGAAATCCTCTTTTCTCTGTTTCTTTAAGCAGGGGAAGATCTTCCTCCCGTATTTCTGCAGGAGTTTCTCCATTGACAGTTATGTCGGGTGGCAGATTGAATTTCTCCCTTATGCGCCGGATACTTTCCGCATCTTCTGTTATCCAATAAATTGTTAGTTTCATTTCTTCAGGCTAATATTATACTCACATAGATATTCTCCTATATCCCGCTCCGCAATATACGGGGAAGGGCACTCGCCGTTATAGATCAGCTTCAAGGCCTCATTTTCTCCTCTCCATGCATTCCACCATGTCTGAGGGGAATAACTCTTCGGGAGATTTGGGAAAAGCCCGCAAAATGCATTAAAATCGTTCTTCGCTTTTTCGTTAATATCCCGTATGTAATCGGTTCCGGAGACAATGCATTGTGCTGCTATATTGATTTTCATGAATCCTTTCTCTTTTCGCTGCTCGATCAACTTTTTTTCATTTCTGTCGATAGCTTCGCTTCTCTCTGTCAGGAAGCGTCTCGCCGCCGTCATCATCTGCTGAACATTCAGATTACTTCCCCATACGAGTTGCCCGTACCTGCCGATCTTGCATCCCCGAAAGAAGTATGACAGTTCAGCCAGATTCAGGTAGTAGTACTCTGTGGCGATAAGTAGTGAAGTATCCGCAAACTGGTATGTGGTAAGTCCTGTATCTGCGTTCTTGCACAAACTGCGCAAGTGTTCTGATATGATTTTTATCACCGTATCGTTCCCAAAAACGACCGACACGTCGGCCAGAGTTGGTATCTGCCTGTTGGCTGCGATGAGCTGTATGTCGGTAACGGATTTTATTTGTGCAATGGCACCGCCCCATTGTTCAACCAATTCGGACGACGTTAATGAGTTCTTTAATTCCTGCTGAATCGGCGTTAGTTCCCTCTTCTTCGTTTGCTGTATTGAACGGACCTGAGAGGGAAGTATCAGCATTTTTAGTTCTTCCATTGAATTTCTCTTTATTTGCCCATGTGGCCAGTCTTTTTGCGACTTCCCAAGTGGGCTGTTTTTCAAATCGCATCTTAGTCTCGCTTTTGTTCATCTCTGACCAATAGTTGAAAAAGGCCCGGATCATCTCCCTGGAATATCTTCCTCCACTACTGGTTTTTACGAAAGGAATCAGAGAATCATAAAAGTTTTTTCTACGTGAGAGAGTAGCAGCTTTAGCTGCGGCTAGTTTCTTGGCTTGTTCGGCTTTCTTTTGCTCTACGCTAGTAGAGTTTTCTTTAGGTTTAATATTCTTTCTATTTACTTTTACTTTACTTTGTGTACTTTCGGTGTCCGAAACTCCGTTTTGGATATCCAAAACCACGTTTTTGATATCAGAAACTAAATATTCTACCATAAATTCAGTTTCTCCACGTTTGTAAACAGCAGACTTAAAACGTTTCTGTATTCCATGAGAAGTAAGTATCTTATATTTTTCGTAGATATCTTTATCGAAAAATCCGACTTGCAATGCCTTTAGCAATACTTCTTTTACTGAGCCCTCGGAAACCCCGACCATGTCGGCAATAACAAAAGGCAAATCTTCGTCCCACAAGATGTAATACCCATTATCTTTATAGATATTACACAGCAGGCAAATAAGTATAGAAGTTGAACTTGCGCCACATGCTCGTGATATTTTTCTAACTTTCACGTCATTAAAGAAACCGACATCGAAAGGAAAGTAATCTATTCCTTGTTTAAGCGGTCTGGCCATATTTTACACTCCATATTTAAATTGGAAATATTTCAAATTCAATGCGTGGATCTGTTTTGTCGATAAATTTCTCGGCTATAATCTTCACGCAATTCCGATCGTTCCTGACGGCTTTGCAGCCCTGCAGGCAATCCAAAACAATCTTCATACAGTTATCCAGATCGGGACGTTGATTTTCGTAGAAGACATTTAAATGGAGTTCAAATAAACTATTTATCATTTTGTTCCGATATTGATTGCATTGCAGGTAAAAGGACTTTTCGTAATTTTTCAAAGTCGTTTGTTTGGCAAGACTTCCATGGCCTTTTAGTGTTACAACCTTATAGCTATTTGACTTGCTCGGGCATTTCCCGTGTATTACCTGTTTCATAATTTAAAATATCTGTTTGCGGCAAGTTCATCGAAAGACTGAACCTGCCTGATTAATTTTACCTGCTGTTTTCTGAATTCGATATCATAGTCATATCTCCTGTGGCATCTCCGGCAAAGACGAACGAGATTCTTAGGTTCTGTATAATGTTCCGGCCAAAGTGATTTCGGGAGTAAATGAGCTCCGTCACCGGTTGCGCGTTTGCCGCATATAGCACAAAAGAACGGTAACTCAGATTTGATCTTTGCTACCGCTCTGTTTTTTTGAGCCTGTTTTTTACTTATCTGTTTCATAAAATATAAATTTAGGATGTGGACTATAGCGGAATCGAACCGCTGTTCTCGGGAAAACACTCCGATGTCAGCCTTGACTAATAGCCCGTTTTGCCTACGCCACGTCTGACGTAGGACTTTATTATTATTGTTCGATGATTACGATATCGGGCGCAATAACTTTGATTGCCTCCAATTGTTCGTCAATGACACTATTCTTGTATTCTTCGATTGCTTCGTTAGCACCAGCAGAAACAAGAGATAGAGAAACGTCCCGCCCGTCTACATCAGCGTAGATCTCGACTTCGATTTCTTCACAAGCAAAACCTTTGAATAGCGGAATAAATAGTTTGAAAGATTTCGGCAAATTGGAATCAACCACTTGAGAATAGTTATCTACCTTACTGCCATTTTCTTCTTTGCTTCGTTCTATGTCCTGATTCACTTTTGCTTTGAAGTTTTTGAGGATGGACACAAGCTGCATATTTTGGGATTTGTCAGTAAAGAATGCCCGGTGCATCTTGATGAATAGCGAAAGCTTGTTTGGTTCCCAAGTATTATCGGTATTGATGCCGAACTCCTTCATCTCTTTTGAAACCTCAAGTCTACCTGATATACTTGCTTGATAGTAATTGGTTTCATCAATTGTCAAGGTAATAATCATATTATCCCTGTTTACCTTGATATTAGCTGATTTCTGATTGATAAGCCCAATACGCTTTTCCAGCCATCTCAGGGGCGATTCGATTGTGCCACGAATATCTATCTTTTCAGGCTCTTTTGGTTCTAACTGGCAGGCTGCTTCGCCTTCTCTCAATACTACTTCTATCGGTGTACCGTTGTAATCTTTCGGTAACACCAAGTTTAATTTGTTTTCACTCATGATTTTGTTCCTGTTTTACGGTCAATACTAAAAATTGTCTTTTGCATCTCCTGTGGCATAATCGGGCGTGAATAAACAAGTTCGCCAAGCTTATTATAGTACCCCACCATCTTTTCTTCATGATAAAGGATTTTGGCGCATTCCTCATTTTCCACATATTCAGAACCTTTCTTGATATTTTCAAGAAGAGTCTGCTTTATTACATTCAGAGGTTTAAGCTGCTCCTTATATTCTTCCATTACCGCTTTCTTTTCTATCTCAATGTCATTGATTGAAATAGACGTTTCAGCGAGAGATTCTTTTTTCTGTGCTAACTCATCGGGAGTGAACCGGTGAGTATATCCAATCTCCTCAATTGCATCGGCATTGTCCTTCAGGAACTCAAACCGATCATCCTCAGGTACTTCCTGAGCTAAAAATTTGTCCATAAGCTATAAGTTTTTAAGTTTATAAATATAAATTCTGACCGTCAATGCGGCATATTCTCGTGCATGCTCTTCGAAGGTTTTTATATCAGTGTCGAAGAAGTTTGCTATAAGGAAGTCATAGAGTTCATCTGCTCTTTCCTGAAGCTCCTTTAGATTTGTTTGGTCTATTAGCATTTCTTTTTATTTCCTTTCCGGCTAAAATAAAAGGGCGCAACTTGTTGTAGTTTACGCCCTCGGAAGTGAGTTTATTAATATGGGTATCGATGGCCTGAAGTATGCTTCGTATGCTTGAAGCCCGTAGTGTTACTGTCTTCATGTAATTAAATTTATGAGTTCGTTAAAGTATTGGGTATCTTCGGGGATATCATCGTTTGCGCCTACAATCGTATTTGCAATATTCCTTTTGGATTGTATCATGTTGTATATCCTGCCGTCAACCGTTCCCTGTCCGAGGAAATATCTGCATGTCACAGGATATTTGGCACCTATTCTATGTGCCCGGTCTTCACATTGACAACAATCGGCATAAGTCCATGGAAACTCAATAAATGCGACGTCACTGGCAGCCGTGAGCGTGAGCCCGACTCCGGCAGCTTTTATCGAGCAGATAATTAACTTGCGGTTATCATCACTCTGAAAAGCATCCACGGCATATTGCTTCATGGCCGGACTATCTCTTCCTGTAACGGACAAAGCTTTTGGAAACGCTTTCTTTAAGTCATCCACAACATCATGAAGGGAGCAGAAAAGAATAAGTTTCTTTCCTGTTGAGGTGAAGTCTCTCACATAATCTATCACGTATTTGACTTTGCCTTTGGCACAAATACCACGCAAAGCCATAAACTTGACTAAAGCCTCGTTCTTCAACTTTCTCTTTATCTCCCATTCCGTAGCTTGTTTGTATTCTCGAAGATATTTTTCAAGATCCTGAAAAGCTACGTCGTACTCGTCACGATTAGTAATGTCCGTGTAGATATCACATCTCGTTTTTTCAGGAAGTTCCGTGAGAACTTCTTTCTTCTCTCTTCTGAAAAAGCACTTATCATAGAGTGACTCTTGAAGTTCCTGCAAATTGGACGCTTCTTTATCTCCTGAGCAATAGTTTAAATAAAAGCCTCCCACACCTCCAAATTCTTTCAGACGGTCCATTATTGCCAATTGGGATATCAGGTCAGCGGGCCGATTGACAACCGGAGTTCCTGACAGGAGAATTATATACTCCTTTCCGATACATATCCCCTTGGTGAATTTGGTTTGTTGGGTACCGGTATCTTTAACCCTGTGGGATTCGTCAACTATAACCGATTTAAACATCCTGATATATGGAGAGAATACCACATCTTTCAAACGCCAGTTCTTTTTGGGAACATCCCAGACAAAGAATTTCTTGAGAGATTCATAATTGACAATCGCAACGTCGTAGGTTTTCATCTCCAACAGGTAGTTCCATGTTGTTTTGACAGAATCATTAAGCACCAGTGCCCTGCGGTGGGTGAACTTTTCAAACTCCCTTTGCCAATTGATTTTTAGGGAAGAGGGACAAATGACCAGACACGGGAATGCGTTGGCGATATCCACTGTCGCCGCCGCCTGAAATGTTTTTCCCAAGCCGGGTTCATCCCCGTTTATGAATCTCTTCAATTCAAGTCCTTTGGCAATACCCTGTTGTTGGTAGTGATAAGGCACAATTTTCAGATTGTGTTTTATACTTAATTCCGGCATATCTCTCATAAGAATCGGTGTAATTCTTCCTCCAATTGGGGATACATAACCCCTTTCAGATATACATTAATAATTCGATAAGCGACTCTATCGTAGAACTTCTCAAATTCGCGTTGATCCATTTTTTCAAAGGAGATGGAATCAAGAACAAAACAGTCGTGATCTTCATGTCTGACAACCTTATAAAGATGCAGGTCCATCTTTAACTTGACGAGAAGATCGTCTTTGGTGTAGATGTGCAGCTCTTTTTGAAGGTTTTCATTCAGATTGTCAAAAGCCAGACCGATGAGTGCGAAGAAGCGTTTATGAAATTCATAGTTTCTTGCATTTTTAATATCGACTTCCACATCGCTTCCTGTTTTAAGCTTTCGCTTCTCATCCATATCACTGTCATACAGCGGGATAAGGCCGTCCTCTGTAACTCTACAAAATATTTTCATGCTATCATCCAATATCGGAAAGCTAAGTCTTCATACTTCTCTTTACCACGTTTGTATATTTCACTTTCCCTGTTTATGAACTTCTTGAATATCCGGCAGTTCTTCTTGCTGATGGCATATATGAAATCTCTGTCGCTTCCCGCAATATCCATATACCAGGCACGTGATCTGTCCCAATCAAAGAAGTCCACGGCTTCATCAAATTGCTTTTGGGATTCGGCAAAGGTCGTTTTAAGGTCTCCTCCAAAACCAAAAGCAGGTAACCACCAGTCCCATTTACAGCGGGTATCCAGCGTAAATTGAAAATTAGCATAAGAGAATATCTGCCCTTTGTTAACCATAAACCGTTGCGTATCGGAGTTCTCTAATACAGTCGCTAAAAAGCGATCTCTCTTTGATTCTGATATTAAAGAGTCATACATATCTCTTGCCAGCTCAAAATCCGCTTTATCATACCGGATATTATCGACTGTCAGTTGGAAAAAGTTCACCCGCTCCGGTTCTGTGATGATAGCATCTACAAGAGTCCCGAATTTGAAAGCTTTTTCTTTATCCCCATATTGAATACGGGGATAAAGAGTGTTCTTTAATTCGGTGAGGTCTGAATTGGAGACTTCACTTCTGTCATAGTAACTATCAGGATTCATTCTATTTTGCTTTTACATCATCCACATAGCGGATATACTCCGAACTGATTTCTTCGCCCTTGTCGGCCATCTTCTCGCAAAAGGTTATCTGGCTTTTAAACTTCTTCTCAAGTTCATCAATCGGGAGAGTTTGCCCCTCATTAATCCACCACATATTGAAAATATTCAGGAATCCGGCCGGATGAAGAACCTCGATCTTCTTTTTCACACTTGCTTTGACCGGGGCCGATAGATTAGCGGCCGTGGTATCAAAGAGAGTATTCATGCTTTCCTGTCGTTTCTTTACTTCTATTTCCTGCTTTTGCTTTTCCTGTTCTTTCTTCCGGATTTCTTCCTGTCGCAGGCTCTCTTCCTCTTCTTTCAATTTTAATTCCTTCTCTCTTTCCGCAGCGGCTTTGGCATTGACCTTTCTCTGCTCGTCGATCTCTCTGAGTTCCGTTTGCTTTGATGGCAATAATCGTACTATATTGCTGATATTGCCCTCCATCTCAAACGAGAATTGTTCTTCAAAGGCTTTCCTCTTGCTTTCAATGACCTCTTTCTGAATGCTCTTTACTGTATTGAAATCAAGAAGAATCGGCAGCATCTCATTTGATACGTATTTAGAAAAGAGTTCAGGAGAACATTGGGTAGGAAAGTTTTTAATTTGCGCTGATACGACCTCAAAATTTTCTAAGGTAACAGATGCGTTTAAGCGATTGAGCTCGTTGATTGAATGCGTTATATATCTGTTTAGGTATTCCGAATACTCAACCTCAATTGCCGCTTTGTAATCGGCTTTAGCCTGATTGACTTTAAGTACCCTTTCCTGCCTTTTCCTTTCTTCCTCCTGCTTTTGAAGTTTCATCCTTGCATACTCGTTTCTTTTTAATTGTAACTGATATGCCACTGTCCCCGGACTTTTAATATCTATCTCTTTCTCAAGAGAGGTAAAGCAGGACCTTACCTGATCAAAGAGTTTGGTTACCGGACTTCTGCGCTCATTCATGACCTTTAACGTCTCGCCAACCCGATGAAGGTAATTAGCGATTTCCGTATCTACCTCATCATTCATATTCTCCGCTTTAGCCAAAAGCGTCGTACCGAATGAATTGCACTTCTGTACGCTTGTCTGGTTTGATAACAGAGCATTGGGAGCCAGTTTCGCAATACTCTGTATGTTTTCTGATTTTATTAATTCTGTGCTCATAATTAGAATGCTCCGTTTTCTTCTTCGTTTACTTCTACTTTAACTCCGCCGCCGATACTGTTGACTTCATCACCGAATGGTGTATTTCTCTCATTCCGTTCTTCCATATTCCTTTCCGGAATATCGTTTGCTACTCCGTAGTCTATGTCTTCTTCCTGTTCGGTGGCAAGCATGGTCCCGCGTCCGATCCTGATTTTGGGATAAGCGGAAAAGGCATGTTTTATCATTTTCGCCCCGAGAAATCCGGAATCGATTCCTCCGTTTTGTGAAGAATATAATGAGTTTGCAGCTTCGACGTACGTTCTTCGATTCTCATCCCATTTTTTGTTCGCTTTGGCTGAATATCCTTTTAACCGTTCTATCTCATCTTCAAGCATCCATGAGTAATCAATGGAACCATCCGAGCGGACTATCTTAATGAAAGCTCCGATGATTTTGTTACTTTTCCTTGGTATGCAGCATTCATAGTCCACCACTTTTTGTCCGGAAATGACTTTGGCAGAGAACGTGTCTCCCTCGTACATGATAACCGGATTGTCTGCGTAACGTATTTGTCCTACACGTGCCCTTAAAGCCAATTCTCCATATCCGCTTATTTCCAGAATGCATCTGCCCTCATAAACGGACTTGTTTTGTTGGTTCACGCCGATTTTATAGTTTCTCGGACGTAAGTAGAGTAGGGGCTTATTACCCGGTTCAAGGCTCAGTCCGCACACGGCAATATCCAGAAAAGCATTGAAGACAGAGAAGCGGGTGCACTTGTTTTTAATCTCGGTACTGTCACTTACAATACGGTTGAAATAATATTTTTCCTTTGCATAGGCGGATTCGCCCTTTCCTTCTCCCCAGATTGTTTCATATATCTCAATGAATTTCTGTTTTACGTTCTCATCATTAGCTATCTCCGTGGGAGCCATAGCATTGATTTTTTCTAATGTAATTGCAAAATTTCCCATATCTATAAAATTAAATTCAATATCTGCTTAATCCCTGAACTCTGCACAGTTCATCGTAGTCCATTCCGTCATCGTAATCTTCATTCTCGTATTGTATCCTGTTAAGAGATTCAATATCCGCATTTATAAGAGCTAATATCTCCGCTTTAGAATCGGTATTATAGCCTTTCTTAACCTCTGCTTCTGTCATTGAAGAAACTCTTTCAAGTTCTACATACAAATCATCTAATACAGCATTTTCCATAATTACTCTTTTATAATTCACAAAAAAGCTCCGAGGCGTATTCCCCGGAGCAGACAACGATTCACGCTGTGCGATTCGTAATAACACTTTTATACTCCTTCGGCGTCTTTCCGTCGTGTCAACCACCTTATAATGGTACCTCGTGGACTATGAAAGTTTTTCTGCTATTGTTTATCGCACTCTCTAAAGGTTTGTTCCCTCCGGTAGATTCCGTCTACAGCTGCATGCCTTTTTCAGAGGGATTTTCTTAACTTTGAATCGTCAAACTAAAAATTAAGAAAATGAATAAATTCATTGAATTATTTGTTGGTGGAAGACCTTACTTTATAAATGTCTCCCATATTGTTCTCATAAAGAAATCGGAGAATAATGCAGTTGTCTATTTTACCCCATTGAATCCTGATCGTTGGAGTTGTATGACAGTTGATGAGAGTTATGATGAAGTGCTGAAGCTAATCACAGAATAACTCTACCCGCTGATATATCGGAATGGATAAAACGCATATTGTTACTGTACGCTTGTTCATCCCGATATAATCTACTGTCTGATTCAGGCTGTTGTGAGAATTTCTAATAATTTCTATTTTTTTTTCTACAATTGCTTTCATAACTAAATGTCTTTTGAGTTAATATTAATGTCTGTTCCCGAACGGCCGATCAAAGCTGAACGGGATTATATATAAATGATAAGTTCAGTTTGTTCTCACACTTAAATTTATCACGAGTTTTTTACTCTGGTATTCTATCCTCACCACCTTATTAAGGGTAAACACTGCTAAACTAAATCAACAGAGAGGTAGATGTAATTACGTCAAAGGGCTTACTTCTAAGTGAGCGGGTGAAATATTCGCTACGTTCGCTCGCTCTTATCCGATGCGTATCTCAACACATCTTCTGCGTTGCATTCCCATCTTCCTTTTTGGTAAGTTTCGTATTTGGCAGTACGTATCTTTCCAGAAGCGACGAGACGTTCTAATCTTCCTCTTCCTCCGACTATCTTCATCGCTTCTGTCTTTGAAAATGTGATGGCGTTTTTGCGGAGTACAGTGTATATATCCTCCATGTGCATGAGGATATCTCTTATTTGTTGTGGCTGCTGGAGCATTTGATATATTCTTTAGCTATCTCGTAATCTGTTGAATTATTCCCGAGTTCTGCTTTGATTGAGTCATAAGCTGAATCGGGCATTGTATAGATGATTTGTTCTGTATAATCCGTGCGGCCCGCTAATCCCAGAATGAAGAATATGGCGATGAAGCCAAGGATAAGCAAGGCTAATTGTTTATATTCTCTTTTCATATCGACAAACTTTTCTGATGATGAATAATAGTTTCCTTAAAATATTAAGACCTTTCATAAAGTACTTCAATAAGAGTATTCGTGTTTTCTGTTTATACATATCCGGCTTTCCTGAGATTAGGCTTATAGAAGCCGCCTTGCTTGAGAGCTTCTCTTCTTATACGCTGAGAGAGTTCTGTTTCTGTGGCTCCTCTCAATGCATTTCTTACACACTGGTCTGTACACTCAAAAAGTCGGGCCAGTGTTTTTGTCATTCCCCTTTCTACAATAATTCTTTTCATATCTTGTTGCTTTTTAATTTGTTTAGTATCTTTGCAAATCGGGCTTTAGCGTTTGAAATAGCTATCGTTTTGTGTTTGATTACTAACTGAATACAAATATAAGGTCAAACGGCCTAACTTCAAAATAAAACAAAAGGAAAGTTTGGTCAAATAGCCTATTTATAATAATTCTAAATAATTATATAATGAAAAATGCCGTATTAGAGAGGGTTATGCGCCTTATTCAAGAAAAGTCAAAATCAAAAAGAGACTTTGCTTCTACTATTGGTATGGAACAAACAACCGTGAATAATCAACTTTTGGGTAAGAGATCTATTTCATTTGACCTTATTTCCAATATTCTGGAAGCCTTCCCGTCTGTTTCATCTGAATGGCTGTTGCGTGGAATCGGAGATATGGAAATATCAGAAATAGAGAAGGATCAAACTATTGAAGAATTGAAGGAAGAATTGGCTATGCTTAAGGGTGAAAATAGAGTGCTTCGTGAGCAATTGGGCTTGCAAGAAACGAAGGGTCACGAAAGTGCGTAATTATAGATCTTAAGACTGGAAAAAAAATGAAATAAAAAAATATTATTTCTTAGGTCTACTTATTTATATCGTTTTCTTTTTAATAAAGCATAAGTGCAATGAAGCGTTTTTTATTTTTTATAAGTGTGCTTCTGACTGTATCAAACTTACAATCCCAAAACACAATAGATAGTTATTATTATGATGGTCAGCTAATCAAGTTCTATAATACAGAACATTATTTTATTTCTGCATATATGAAGCCTATCAACTATTATGGTGACTATTACTCCATACATCTTTCTATTCTGAATAAGGATATCACACGATTTGATTTCATCCCAACTCATCTTATGGCTACATATGAATACAAGAAGAAGGAAAGAAGTGGAAAAGTTTTAACTTTTGAAGAATATACTCAAATAGTTAGAGGTAAGCAGGCATGGCAAGAAACACTGATGGGATTAGCTGTTGGATTTCAGGCTTTTGCCAATAACAGAGAGCAGATAGCAAGTGCAAAAATAGTTTCAGGAGGACAAGTTTCTCATATCTCAATTTATGATAATGGATCTGATAGAATTCAAAATATGATGAATGATGCAAGACAACTTGAAGAAAACCATTTGAATGATTTGGAAATTGTGAAAGATGGATATCTTAAGAGGCATACTTTATTCAGAAATAATGAATTAATGGGTTTTATAAATATTAAATATCACAAGTGTAATAAGTTGACTTTTACAGTTCCAATAAATAACGAAGCATTTACTTTTGATTGGGAGTTTGAATGTGATGAGAGTGTGAATGATAAAGATGATATTTATAGATAATGGAACTTTATTATATCTACATATTCTTCATCGCTTTACTTTCTTCTTATTTGGGAGATATGGATGAAAATTTTAAAGGTTCGTCATGGAAGGTAAGGAGCTTTCTAATGAGCTCTAGCTTGGTAGGGTATGTTTCTTATTTCGCTTTGATAATCGGGATGTTTTTCTTTGTCCCATGGTGGCATCCTATATTGCTTTTTATCGGGGCATATTTTGTGACCGGATGGATTGCCGGTCTGACGAAAGGTAAGCATATTAACAATCTATTGTCTATACCTTTAGTGGTTTTAATTATTATATTGAATTGTATTACATGGTATCAACTAACAAATTTTAATTAACAAGATAAGTGCAAAAATAGGCTTTTGCTTGTCAAAATGCTTGTCGGAGAGTTAGATTCTTGCAAAGTTATAAAATTGATTAACACGCTATTAGATATTGTTTTCGTGATATCCTTCTAAGGCGTGGGTCATGCGTTCGAATCGCATCGGGATCACCTCCAGTAACGAGCTGTAAATCAACGATTTACGGCTCTTTTTCTTCCTAGAAAAAGTTGTAATCTTTCAAAAAAAAACGGCAAATTACCCGTGTACAAGCATAAATGTTTGTCGAAATGTTTGTCGAAAATGACTAAGATTATGGCAGTACTTCATTTAGCAGTCTTGAA